CCCCCCCCCCCCCCCCCCACGCCCCCCGCCCCCCCCGCGGGGCTCAGCCCTAAGGAGTACACCATGATGACCACCACCACCTACGGCTTTCGAGCCGAAGAAGAACGCATGCAAGCCTCCGACGAGCGCGCCGACGCCCGTATGCGCCGCGAGACCCGTGTCTGGAGCGCGCTGCAATCCATCACGCAGCCCCACCTCCGCGAAAGCGCCTACGACGCCCTGAGCGCCGAGATCGACGATGGCGAGTTCATCCCGTGCTGGTTCCAGGTCGGCCCCTACGTGGTCGGTGTGGCCGATGAATCCGGTGAAACCATCGCCGTCTACAAGATCCTGCCGCACCAACAGGGCCTGATCGGCATCGAGGCACTAGCCCAGCGCCCCGGCGAGATTGGCGTGGAAGGCGGTTTCATCTACCACGAGGTCATCGGCAATGCCCTGTGTTACGCCCGGTTCCACGAGGGCGAGTTCCTTGTTGACATCACCACCGCGGAGTGAGCCATGAATCGCATCATCGTCTTCGTTGCCTACTTCTTCATCGCTGCTGTTGCCGTGCTGCAGGCCGCATCCGTCCACGCCACTGAAGCCGCCTACCGGGGCGCCGTGGCCGCCAACTGGTGCAACTACCTGGGGCCGGACTGCAAGCCCTACGGGCTGTCCGTGCGGGCACAGCGTGTCTTCCGGTTCCTTCAAGCCACCGACCTCGGCCTGCTGGGTGGCGTGACCCGCTACGAAGCCACGAAGGAGATCACCGACACGGAAGCCGCCGTGACCGCCTCCGACCCAACGGCCTGCTACGAAGCCCGGGAGCTGGCCCGGGCCATGCGCCACGCCTCCGTGCCAAGCACACGCCGCTGGGGCAGAGAACTGTTCGAGCTGGTCAGCCAGAAGTGTGATTGACCTGCCGATGCTGCAATGGAAAAGGGGCCTTTCGGCCCCTTTCTCATTTCTGCTGCCCTTGCACGTACTGCCAGCAGGAGTCGGCCCAGGCCTTCAGTTCGTCGGCGCGGTCGGCTTCGGATCGAAGAAATGCTCCAGCCTCATCCGAAAGTCGCCAACCGGCGGGGCCTCCTGGAGCACTGACGGTGTGACCGGTGCCGGAGGCGTTACGGTCGCGCAGGCTGCCAGTGTGCTTGCCAGCAGCAGCACGCAGACGCCGCAGCTCAGCCTGATACTTCCGGTCGATCGACTGGGCCCGCCTGAGGCCTTCACGCTCCGCGAGTTGGATCTGCTCCAGGGCCCGCACATGCTGGGCATCACTCCTCGCCTCGTGCCACTGGTGCAGCATCCACATCCCGGCCAGGGCCGCCAGACCGTGCGTCAGCATCCACACGGGCAGGCGTCTGACGGATGACGCGAGCGACGATAATAGCAAGGCCCATCCACTTGGCGTAATCATCACCCAGGTACTCCTTGATCTCAGGCAGGTAGTCACCCGCCAGTTCCAGTGCAATCAGCACGGCGGCCGCCTGCACGCTCAGCAGTCGCCACGCCCGCTTCCAGTCATTAATCAGCAGTTTCATCGCTCCGTCTCAAAGTGAGGTCCATCGAAGAACTTTGCAGCCAGGAAGGGATAGTCATGGCAGTTCGGGCCGCTGATCCAGCGCCAGGATCCACCCCAACGCACCGGCAGCCCAAACTCCAGCGCCACCTGTGCGAAGGTCCGGGCCAGCTCCGTGTAGGCCCTGGGGCTCCAGTCCGGCTTGCCGCCGGGCATCACCACCAGATCCACTGCGTGACCCGTAAGGTGCTTGCTGTCCAGCGTCTTCGACTTGCCGGCCGCTACCAGCTCGCGCTGACGCCCCTTGGTCCGCAGACCTTCAACCACGTGACATTCCACGGGGTGCCGCTTGATGACTGCCAGCGCAACGGCCGCCAGCAGCGTGTCAACGCCCTCCAGGCGCTCCAGGTCACGGGTGCTCGGCTCAGCCACGGCGGTTCCCCTCGATGCGGTCCTCGAGGCGGGAGAGCTGGCCCGTCTGCTGGCGCATCATGGTTAGCATCTGCCCCATCTGGGCGGATAGGCGCTCGATCTCGCTGCGGCTGACCGTGTCCTTCTGCGCCTCCACGCGGGCTTGCATTACCCGACGCTCCAGGTCGGTCAGCTGATCGGATTGCTTGGTGATGCGCGCCTGGATGGCGGCCACCCACGCAAGGGCGATGGGGGTGATGATCGTGGCCAGGCGCTGAAAATCGTTGAGGTCCATCTGAATCTGTCGCAGAAATGACACGGGCCGGAGGTTCCGACCCCGTTGATTCTAGCACGCCGTGATCGTCAGGCCGGAATGCCAACAGCCATCCACAGTCCCGGCGTGGGCTGATGAAAGAGCGTGAACCCCGTGATCTTTCCCTGCTCGTTGATCAGCTCGAAGCGCGGGTAGTTCACGTCGCCATAGAGACTGAACAGGATCAGTGGGTTTTCGGTCATCGGCACTTCGAACCTGTGCGTCCGCGGCTCGATGCCGACGCCCCCTTTGTTCAGTGCGCCAACCTGAATCCCGGGGTTGGAAGCGAAGACACTCCCGATCGCCTTATACCGCCGCCACAGCTCTGGCGTGACCGTCGATGTCTTCCACGTCTCGATTGATCCGACGCGATTCTGAGCATTCAGCGCGTTGCCATTCGCCGTGTTCGCCGTGCTTTGGGCGGCCGCAGCCGCGCGACCGTTTGCCGCGATCTCGTTGCTGGTCATCCGGGTGATTTCCGACCTCGTAGCGTCCCTGGTCATCAGATGGTTGTAGGCATCGCTCGCGGTCGTCAGGTTGGTTCCATTGGTACCAACGCTCGACCGGACCATCCGGATACCTAATTCTGACATCCCCGCCCGTGAGAGCCTGTCATTCTTCGAGGCGATCACGAAATCGATGTCAGCGTTACCGCCGATATTAAGCTGATTCGCAGTCTTCCCGCTCTGCGTGGCATTCATGCGACGCAGGAGCTCACGCAGCTGATTCTCTTCAGTGGGTGTCAGTGCCATTTTACGGACGCTCCGTCATGGGTTGAATGGTGACGTACCTCGACGCGCTGCCGCACGTCGCGTTCACGTTGATGGTGATGACGCTGCCGGTCACGGTCACGCCATTGATGGGCGTCACGGCGCTGCCAGTCACGTAGTTCGGCACGGCGACCAGCTTGCGGTTACTCAGACTGCCGTCGTCGGCAAAGCCGCGGATCTCAAAGGCCTTGATCGTCTGCACGCCGTTTGACCGGAAGCGGAACAGGTTCGGGATGTCGATCGCGCCGGACGCCGGCTTCTCGAGGAAGAACGGGGCGCTCAGCGTCAGTTGCGAGAACAGCCAGTTGAACCACTCAGCGGCCACAGGGGAGCCGATACGCCCCGGGCGAGCGCCCAGGAAGCCGGTTGCCATCAGGCTTGCCGGCGGCTGCCGCATGTTGTTGTACTGCACGTTGGCCGGGTTGCCGGCCTCATCAGTAGGTGAAAAGTGCTTCATCAGCGCATCGTCTCAGATTCGGTCAGCCACTGGATCGAGCAGAATCCGCGTGACAGCGGTTCCTCGAATGTTAGTGCATCCACGAGCAGGATTGTACCATCGGAATCGACAAGCGGGCCGTCACCGGTATTCGTCAGCAATCCCGGTAGTGACGGAACGAGCGACGCGAAATTGATGGCAAGGTCAGACCATTGATTTTGGCTGGGGTTCAGCGGCTTGTATATGGTCCGCGCCGAACTTGCATTGTTGTTGCTGATCAAGACCAGCGACTGCTGGTCCGTGGACTGCGTCACTCCAACGAAGAAGCCATCGTTCGAAACCGTCACCTGACCACCAAGGATTCCGATGTGATCCGTGTACGGCCGCGCCCATCCGTAACTAATGTAGTTCCCACCGGCACTGAACTCGCGATACCGGAGGATGTGCCCCGGGTACTCCAGGTGACCTGCTGCCAGTCTAGACGCGCTGTTGTATGCGCCACGAGTCGCATTTGATTCGCCAATTATAACGGGTGGCACGCCCTGCCGAGGGAACACCTCGGCCAGGATGCGAGCCACTGCCGACAGGCGGGGCTTCTGCAGACTCTGCTGCAACCAGGTCAGCTGTTCCATGTAATCGTCCCCACTTCAGTGGATCGGGGGTCTTCCGGCAGCGTGCCGGACCCGTTCAGCAGCACCGTGCAATCCAGCAGCCACGGCAGTTCGCTCGCCATGATGGCGGCGATCTTCTGACCGTAGATGACGCCGGGCTTGACGACCTCACGGCGGATGATGGCTTCAGCGGCCGAGTTGTTGCGGGTCTGGCCCGGAACCAGCGACACACCCTGAATCACGATGTTGACGCCCCGTGTAGCCGACACGATCCACTGCTCGCCCGTACTCGCATCACGATAGCCGCCTACTTCCGGCGCCCACGTGGGGATGCCGGCAGGGCGCGCGCGCTTGATGGCGGCAGCGGCCTTGACCGCGTCAACCGGCCCGTGGAAGGCGATCGCGATGGTACCCGGGGGTTGTCCTTGCGGCGACAGGGCAGGCGCCAGCCACTCGCTTACCGTGGCGGGCATGCCCTCGGCCGCCAGCGCCGCCTCGATAGCCGCGATCGTGCCTCCGATCTGCTGCGTCTGCGGACGGATGCGGGCGCGCAAGGAGTCATCGTCTTCATCGTCCAGGTTGGCCGAGGACCGCATGGCGGGCACCGGGGCAACAATCTGCCAGCCCTCGCCAGACACGCTTTGCGGCTCGGCATTCATTTCCACGTAGGAAAGGTCGGTCGCGCCGATGGCATTCAGCGCCCTCGGAGTGCCAAAGATCGAGTCGCGGTGAATCAGAATGTCACCACGCGCCACTAGGCTCCCGATTGACATCAGGTCGGATTCGGTTGGCGCAATCCCCGGGTATCGGATCGACGATCGCATGTAGGCGAAGCGCCCGGAAATGCGGCGCACGATCTTGGCCTTCATGCCATCCTGGAATTTCACCTCATCCGGCGGCGTGCCAACTACAAACGCGGCGTAGAGCGGCTTCGTGCCGCGGCGGCGTTGCACGTTGACGATGGAGGCGATATCGTCCAACGCCGCGCCGCTGGCCGTGGCGAGCTTGCTTTGCAGGTACGCGTGCTCTGCGTACTCGTAGGACAGGGCGGCTTCCTCGGCCACGATGTCCAGCAGCTGCCCCAGCGCCGAATCTCGCCCGGTGTCAGCGTCGGGCACGGAGGCCCTGATCTTCTCGGCGAGCCGTGTGCGGATGTCCGCGACGTTCGGCGCCCCTTGTGTCACGTCAAACATCGATCGTGGTTCCGGTTCCGTTGATCTGAAGGTCCACGGATACTACCCGTGTGGTCGGGTCAATTCTAACACCAGTGATGCCGAAGGTACTGACCCCGCGCACACGGCTGACGGCAGCTACGACAGCCGACACGGCTTCCTGTTCTTTGCCGTGGGAGGCTAGCAGGTGCCAGTCGGTGCCTCTGTCAGGTTGCAGCGGGCTCTCACCCTTCCATGCCTGCAGGGCAATGGCGCACGATTGGGCGATGGTTTCGTCTACCTCGGCCAGCTCGCCCATGTTCAGGTCGCCGTCCGTATTGAGCCTCAGGTCTCGCATCAGATGACCGCTCCCGTGTTGCCGTCTTGTGCCGTGCCGTTGCTGTGCCGGTGGCCAGCGCCGATGTTCTTGCCGCCATTGGTCATCGCGCCCGCCACGGACAGGCTGCCAGTCACGGTGACGTTGCCTTGCAGGGAGATGGATGCCGCCCGGATCGTGGCGCTGGAAGCTTCTACACGTGCGTCGTTGGCGGTAATGCTGGCGCTACCGCCCGTGTAGACCTCAACGCTGGACTGATGAACCGTCACGTGACTGCCGGCGTGCCGCAGTTGCACGGTCTGCGGCGCCGACACGCTGCACGGCAGGCAGTAGGGGCTTGTCTTGTCCTCGCCCGCGAACAGCAGCAGGCACGCATCGCCGGCCAGCGGCATCATGGCCAGGGCGGCCGATCCACCTGATCCGGTCAGCGTCAGCAGGTGGCAATCCTGCACGTCTGGCCACGGAGCGCCATCGTCTCCGGTGCCGTCCGGCGTCACCACGGCCAGCGCCCCGCGCACGGTCTTGATGATGCCGGTCACGATCTGAACGTCACTCACGCTCAACCTCAATGGTTGTCAACGATTCCTCGAATGTTATCACGTGGGTGACACGGGTAACGCGGCCTGCCACGCCAATCTCGCCTACCAGACCGGCCACGCGGGCGCCAACGTCGCACGGCGTGAGCGGCAGCACAACGGTTGCCTTGACCGTGACGCTGCCATCGTCCAGGCGCTCCCGGTTGACAGCCGTGACGCCGTAGGCCGTCTGATCGTTAATCGTGACCGCCGCCGCTTGGCCGCCGCACACAACCCCCGAGGCGGTCACAGTCCACTTGCGGCCGAACACTTGGCGCATGGCGTCGCGCCACAGGCAGCTGAACGTCCGGGGGCAGGTCGGCAGGATGGCCGAATCCGCACCGATGACCGGCAGGCCAATCGCGCCAGCAACAGCCTGGGCCACGGTCGACAGCGGCGTGTCGGACGCGAACGACAGGGCTACGCGCTTCGTGTTCCAGCTGGCGGCGTCCTCCCCGCCCGTGATCAGCAGCGTGCCGTCCACGGCATTCCAGTTGACCCGCACCACATCGGCCGACACGGGCAGTACCGGATGCTCGATGCGGACCGTGTGATAGGCACCCCCCGTGGCCTGCTGGCCGATGGGTCGCGGAACGTCTTGCAGGGATACTTCCACATCCGAGGCCTTGCCGTCCTCGGCACGGGTCACGGTAATCTGGCTGCACGCGCCGACGAGGCGGTAGCTGCCATCCTCGCCCACCAGGGTAACGGTCACATCTTGCATTCAAACACCCCATCGCCCACATGCCGGATGCTGGCGCCATCTACTGCGGCCCGACCATTGCCGACCGCTCGCCAACCCCGGAACTCAACCACGACAACCCACTGCCACAGCAGCCGGTTCCAGCGCACGCCGAACACGGCGCCGTCGCGGCGCCAGGAGTACGTCTGGCCGGAGACCTGAGTGTATGTCACTTTTTCAGCCAATTGGAAAGCTCCGATAGTGCGTCACTGCCACCGTCCTTCAGTCGCAGCAACAGACTTTTGGTCTTGGCCGGCTCGCCAGCGGCCGGTTGGCTGGCCTTGCTGGCCGATGCCGTTGCCTTGGATGTCGGTGCAGTCACGTCCTTGCCAGCACCCTTCTTGGCCCGAGGCGGCGCCTTTTCTCCGGCCACAGATTCGGCCTCAACCTGCCGCACAGCCCTGATCGTCAGCTCGACGTCGATGGCTGTGACTCCGGCTTGCGTGATGGCCACTCCGGTCAGTACGCCCCGCGGGATGCTGGCCACGGGGCTCACGTAGGCGACCGGCTCCTGTGATGCCATCAGGCGATCCAGTGTGGCCCGCACACGGGCAGTTGCATCTCGGGTGGACAGATCGTTGCTGACGCGCCCTTTGACCGTCAGCACGCGCTCAGTCGGGCCAATGCCCGTCATCACGTCAAAACCGCCCCACGCCCCAGCGTAGGTGGACAGCTTGCGCTGATCCTTGACCTCGAACGAGGTGACGGCCGTCAGCTGGATGTCGGCATTCAGGGCGCCCCAACTCTTCAGGACGCCCGACCGACCGTCAATCACGTAGTTCATCGCTTCGCTGCCTCAGAGGCGGCCCCACGTACCGATCGTTCAGTCACGCGGCCGATCTCGTTGATTGTAGCCTGATCCGCCTTGCCCTGAACGTTGATGGTGGTTGTGGCCGTCACGTTCTGCCGGAACCCAAAGGTCTCCTTGATCGAGCCCCAGGCCGACGACGCGGCGTCAGACACAAGCGCGCCAGCAGACGACGCCAGTGAAGCCGCGCCATTGCCCACGGCCGATGCCGCGTCCTTGGCCAGACCCGTGATACCGTCGATGCTGCTGACCTTCTTCCACAGGTTGTCAACCGTGGTCAGCAGGTCGGATACCCACTGGCGGATGCTGGCAATCTGGGTCTTCACGGCGTTGGCCGCGTCCTCGAACGGGCCGAACAGCTGGCCGGCCAACGAGTCCTGTCCGTTGACCCACGTGTACAGGTCCTGCACCACCAGGAACACAGCCGTGGCAGCGGCGATTGCCGGGGCGAACGGGGCCACGAAAGCCCAGGTAGCCCGTGCGGCAGCCGTCAGGCCGGTCACAAGCGCTGGCAGGTGGGCGGTCGCAATCACGCCCAGCGTGATGCCCAGCGTGTTGGCAATGGTGTCCATCCCGCCCAGGAACTGGATGCCGCGCTCGATCGTACCGGACATCCAGTCTAGCCCGTCGGTCAGCCGCTTGGTAAAGCCCGTGGCCGCATCGAACCGGGCGATCACACGGTCAATCGTGTCCCGCAACCCCTGAGTGGCTTGGCCCACCGTTCGGCCCATGCCTTCCGTCTGAGCGCGGAGTCCCGGGCCGATCTTCCGCATGCCGGCCAACACAACCTCTGTGGTCAGCTTGCCCTGCTCGGCCATCTTCTTCAGAGCGCCCACGGTGCCTTGCGGTCCGAGAATCGATCGCGCCAGCTCGCGCATCAGGACGCCGGCGCCCTCGTTCATCGAGTTCAGTTCATCGCCGCGGAGGGCTCCGGCCCCCAGCGCCTGCCCGAACTGACGCATCACACCGGCAGCCGTGCCCGCATCCGCCCCAGAGGCCTTCAGGCCGGCGTTCAGGGTGTCCAGGATCTCGGTCACTTCCTGCTGGTTGGCCAGCACACCGTCGGTGGCGTTGGCCAGCATGGTGTAGCCGTCGATATAGTCATCCATGCCGGCGCCCAGCGTGCGCGCCCGATCGGCCAGCTGGTCGAAGTCACCCCCCTGTGACAAGGACTTTAGGCGATCCCGCATCGTGTTAATGCGGTCACCCACCTCGGCCAGCTTGCGGCCAAACGCGGCCAGGCCGGCAACGCCCACGAGTGCAAACGCAGCCTTCATTGCCGAGGCAGCCTTCTCCGTGGTCCGCTTGGCCTGATCAACGGCCCCCTCGTACTTCTGCAGACCGTGGGTGTCAGTCTGGAACCCCAGTCGGGTCACGAGTTCACGAACGATCATCACTTGCTTCCCGTTGGATTGCGGCCCGCATATCAAGCAGGCCATTCAGTTGCATCAGCCGTTCCAGTGAAACGGCGCCGGTTTCCACAGCCTCCAGTGAGACCATGCCTTCAAGGATGGGGCGCCAGATGACGAACTGTTCTTCGACATCGGCCCGGAGTCTTCCGGGCAGCGCCCCATCCTCATGCCCTCTCACGAACGGGCGCCAAACCGGCCGAGCGCCCTCGTGAAAGCCGGACCAACCTGTTCCTTGATGCTGACCACGGCCAGCTCGTACAGGTCGCCGATATCCTCGGCCGTGAACAGGGCGTTCACATCTGCTTCTGACCGGAGCGGCTTGCCCTCGCACGTCATGGCAGCCTTCTGCCACATGGGGAGTGCGATGTCCTGCACGGGGTCGCCGATCTCAGCCAGTTTCCCGACGAGAGCGGTTACATCCGAATCCATCGACACGGAGCCCAGTGCCGGGCCAATGGTCTTCACCAGTTGCAGCACCAGCTTGTGCGCGTCAAAGGCGTTCAGGCGCATATAGCGGTACACGCGGCCGTTGATGGTGGTCTCGATCTGCATCGTCTGTCCTCAAAAAAAACCCGCCAGCGCCGACGTATCAGCGAGGCGGGCCGTGTTGCTGCGATTATAGCAGCTCAGAACGACGTGATGACGCTCTCAGCAAGGAATTCCCAGGTGCGGGAGCCCAGGGACTTGCTGATGTTGAGGCCGGGGCCTTTCGACAGGTAGCAGACGGGTGCCAGCGCCAGGCGCGTGCCCGACCCCTTGTCGATCACGGTGATGGGGATCGATGCCGTGGACAGCGCCGGGGTGCCGTAGCCGGTCAGGGCCTGCAGCGCCTTGTGCGTGTCCGAGGTGGCCAGCACGCTGATCTTGATCGTGGCGGTCTGGTCAGCCGACAGGGTGGGGGCGACCTTGCCGTCCAGCCCGACAGCGAACTGCATGCCGTCCGACCGGCGCTCGATTACGACGGCGTCATCTTCCGACAGGTTGCTGATCGTCACGTGACCGATGGTCACCACGGTGTCAGCCGGGTTGAATGCTTGGGTGATTGCCATTGCAGAATCCTTTGAGTAAGGCCCGGGCTAGGCCCGGGCAGATGTCATTACAGGGCGCCGTCGTAGGTGAAGGAGCCGGTAACCTCGATGGCGTGAATGGCGCCAGTCAGATAGGCCGAGAACGACACGTGGGCGACGCGACTGGCCTTGATGTTGAACGGCACGTCCTTGGCTTGCGGGACGGTCACGGTGTAGCCGCGGACCAGCTGCCCTTCGCCGTTGTCGCGCCAGTCGATCACCCCGCCGGCCTTAACACCCTCTTCGAGTGACTTGATCATCGAGGACTCGATGACAGCCAAGCCTTCATCGGTGTAGGGCAGCTTCGGTCGGTTGATCAGGGTTGTCACCAGGTTCGTCTGCATCACGTCCTGGAGCCAGTCGCGGAAGCGGATCACGTCGGCCCACTCACCGCCGGCCACCTTGCCACCACGGGTCAGGTTGAGCTGGGCGGACATCCGCGAGAACACGGTGCCGTTGTTGTTCAGGACTTCCTGATCCTGCTGCGGGGTCAGTGATGCGGCTTGCACGCCGGCCAGCTGCTTCAGTGCCCAGGTCTCGGAGCCTGCGGCATAGCCAAGGCACTTGGCAGCCCAAGCGCCAGCGGTCACGCCGCCAGCCTCGGCTCCAACAATGACGGCCGTGCGATACAGGTTCTGGTCCTTGGCGGCTTTCGGCGCGATCTGATCGGTCACGAACAGGCGGCGCTCGCCCTCGATCGCTTTGGCAAACGTCATGAAGTCGGTCGACTCACCGGCGATCACGGCGCAGTACCAGTCCGCGTCCTTCTGGATGGCCTTGGCCAGATGCTCGGCCTTCCACGGGTCGGATGCGCCCAGCGCGGCCATGTAGACCTTCACCTGACGGGGGCGCGGCGACTGAGAGAAGATGGCGGCCAGTACCTTGGCCGTCGGTGTGCCAGCGGCAATCGCTTCCGTCGTATCGGACAGGCGGTTGTAGGTTGTGACCGAGTCAGGTGCGGGCGCTTTGCCAGACACGTAGTCCGTGTTCCGACTGAAGACCATGATGGTCCCGAAGTTCGCCCGGCCCACGCCGGTCGTGTTCAGGTGGATGTCCACCGAGACGATATCGTCCAGAGTTGCCATCAAGGCCTCCGTGTGATGAATGCGGGCCACGCACGCTCGTTAATCGTCGGCGCCGTGGAAACAGCGTCAATGATACCATCGCCGCCCGGCTCATTCAGAGGCTGAAGCAGGTGGAAAGCGGCGTCACACGTGGCGCGATCCTCCCAGCGAACATCCTCCAGGCTGGCCGGAATCCGCTGCACATCACCGCTCCACCGGAGCCGTGGCGTCTTGGATCGGATCAGTGACAGCGCCAGCAGGGCGCCGGGGCCGTGATACTGGATTCGGCACGTAACCGCGTACTCAGCCCAGCGCCGGGCATCTTGGCTGCAGTACTCTTCCCGCGTGACGCCCACGCCAGTCTCTTCCACCAGCACGTAGGGCGGCTTCGGGCGAGGCGCGTTCTGGTAGGCCCACACAACCTCCGGGGCACCGGCCGCCTTCAGGTAGTCGTACAGCTCGTCGCGAGTCATTCGTGGGTCTCCGTCACAATGCGCCGTGCGACGACCTTGCGGTGACTGATCACATCGCTGTTGTGCCACTCATCGCTGATCACAACCCACTGGAAGCCGGCATGCGTCAGCTCGATGCGGTCCTGGCTGAACTGATGGACCGGAATCGTGTCGTCGTCGAAGTACGCCTTGATCATCTGGCCATGGCGCTCGCCCTCAGGCATGTCGGCGATGTCCTGCATCGACATCGGCTGCACCGACGCCTGAATCTCGCGCTCGACGCGAGCGCCAGGAACCCACTGGCCGCGCTCGTAGCGGCCGGGATGATTCCACGAGAACATCGTTGGTTTTCGGAATTGACTCATTTGTTCACCCTGTGCGTGATTGATTCCATCATCTTGCCGCTATCAACCATCGCCTTGGCGTGCCCCTTGCGACGCACGGTCCCGGTCTTCAGCGGCGGCGGGAAGTTGGCGGAGTTGACGTGTGCCCGCACGATGTCGGCTACGTCGCCCCCGAGGTTGTCGACAGCCTTGGCCTTGGTGACCCGCTGGTCCAGGATTGCCGTTGCCGTGGCTGCCATTGCTGCCTGCACGGCCATCCCGTTGTCCTCAATACCCTTGGTCAGCCACCGGCGAGCCGGCGTGTGGCCGTCACTACTGCCGTACTCGTGCACGGCGGCGTAGATGGCCACATCCGGGTCCAGCACGCCGACATCAACCGTCGGCATCCGGAGGATGGATGCCTTGATCTTGTCCCAGGTGGCGCGCTTATCGATTACAGCCACAGTCGTCGCCCTCTTGGTACGGGCTCACCAGGAACCCCGGGGTGTGGTACTCCGTGGTCTGCCCTTCGGCCTCCAGCAGGTCCTTCAGCATCCGCCCCCAGAAGCTCCAACCAAGGGGGTCTTGCCCCTGTGTGTTGGCGTAGGTCCGGGACAGGTCACCCTCACGCTCGGTCAGCACCTGGGCCGACTGTGACCGCGTGGCCTTCAGATGCAGGGCGTACAGCGCCGCAGCAAACGCCACCTTCTCGGGCGGCAGCTTGGCAAGCTTGCCCCACATCATCGCCAGCTTGACGAACAGCGTCATGCCGGCCGACGATTCGCCGAGGGCGGCGATCTGGTCAAGCACTTCCTGTTCGGTCATCACTCAGCCTCCGGCTCGGCGGCGGCTTTGCGGGCGCGCTTGGGCTTACCTTCGACCACGGGTTCTTCAGTCTCGGTGGTGGCGGGGGCCTCCGCGGGCATTTCGGCGGCAACAGGCTCCAGCATCGAGCCGTTGTAGCCAACCAGCTCGATCGTGTCGCCGGGGCGCACGTAGAAGGAGCCGATGACAATGGTGAAGTCGCGGGCGTTGCGATACAGTTTGGGCATTCCTGTTCTCCAAAAAGAAAACCCCGCCGAAGCGGGGCTTTCGGGGTCACCGTGTAGTTTACACGATGCCGGTGGCCGTCACGATGGCCTTGCTGTTGCCGATCACAAGGCCTGCGGTGCGGCTCTCGAAGATCGTCTTAATACCCAGACCTTCGCGCTGCTCAGGGTGGCGATAGCCGAACATCGGCAGCCAGATACCGCCCACGGCAGCCGACTTCTGCATGGCCAGGATGTCCTTGCCACCAAGAGTCTTCATCGCCACGGACTCGATCACATTCACGCCGGGCATCGTCTCGGCAAAGATCGCCAGAGCCGTTTTGCCGTTGATGTTCTTCGTGGCAGCCAGTTCCATCGCGTCGCCAGACAGGTACAGCGTATCGGCACGCACAAGGCTGTTCGTATTGACGGCGATCGAACGAACCAGGGCACGCATGTCGCGGGCGATCTCGGCGGCACCCTTGGCTTCCCACAGCTTGCTGTTGCCAGTGCCGTCGTTCTTCAGTTCGGTCTGGGCGAAGTTGAAGCCGTTGAAGCCCGTGATGCCGTAGGAGGCGTCACCCTGCCAGAAGATCCGGTCGATCTCAGCAGCCTGGGCGATCATCGCGGCCTGGTGCTTGCCCTGATCCAGCGGCGAACCGGTGCGGGCAGCCACTTCCAGCTCCATCGTGCTGAAGCAGATGTAGTTGGCGATCTGGAACAGGTTGGCGTTGCGGTTGATCTTGCCAATGTCGGCGGCCGGAATGTCGGTCGCTTTGTTGTGCACGATCTGGGCACGGCCGTAGGAGTCGTATTCGGACGACTCGACCGACGTGTGAGCACCCATGCCCTCACCCAGCACGGGGAACAGGCGGACAGCTTCGGGTTGCACAGCCAGTTGCTGCAGCAGACCGCCGTAGACAGCCTGCAGCTTGCTGGACACCAGGGCGCTACCGGCGTCGTCCAGGTTCAGCAGGGATTTGATCAGTTCAGACATTGCATTCTCGCAGAGAAAGTGGTGATGGGGCGCATTATAGCGCCCCGCGGACATCACTTGACGGTCAGAACCTGCACGTCAACCACGCCGCCAGCAGCGGTCGCGGTCTTGGCCACCAGGTTCAGGAAGGCCGGCTCATTGCCGCCGGTTGCCTTGGCCATCACGGCTTTCTGGGAACCGTGGTAGTTGAGGCGGGCGTTGGCATCGACTTTTCCGGAGGCGCGGACCGTAATCGTGCCTTGCGTCAGCACGCCGACGGGCTGGCCTTTCAGGTATTTGCCTTGGCCGACGCACACGTGTGAGGCGATGGCAAAACCGATCAGATTGCCGTTCGTGGCTTCAACCACGGCGCCATTGGTGTCCAGCATCACGGCGGCGCCGAACGGGATTTCAGCGCCAGCAGGGAACGTCTCGATGGCGGTTGGCGAGTACCCGTGCTGGATCATGCCCGGGCTGGATTTGGGGATGTTGTACATCGTTCAGACCTTCAGGAAAGTGAATGCGGTGGTCGCGGTTTGCACGGGCTTCTGCTCAACCTTGGCAGGCTCGGCGCGCACAGTGCGGACAACGTCAAATGCGGCACGAATGTATTCGTCCGACTTGCCATCCAGTTTAACACTGGGCTGGGCGTGTGCGAGCACGGCTTTCATCGTGGCGATGGCGGAACCTTCCGGCTTCACGCCAAACTGCTTGGCCACGTCGGCGGCAGCGTACTCCTCGGCCACGTCGGCACGCACAGCGGCTTCGATCTCGGCACGCATGGCGGCCAGCTTCTCACCTGACAGCTCGACAGCCTTGGGCTCAGCCTGCAGGCGCTCAACTTCAGCTTGCAGGGCATCGCAACGGGCCTGCAGCTGATCGACCGTCGGCGCTTCGACGGGCTTTTTCTGTTCGTCCATTCGGGGGAACTCCTTGGAAAACCGGGCGTTACCGGCCCGGCCACGGGTAACGATTGACAGATGGTTGCATCGGATGTTGCGCTGGACGGCGTCGTAGTGGGCGCCCTCCGGGGTGACACCGGCAACCTGTTCGGTTTCGACAGTATACCCCACCGAAAGTTCGGCTTTCAAGCCGCGCTCGATCAGGTCCACCGCCCGCTTGTCATGGACGACCACGCGGGCACGGAGGGTTTCGCCATCACGCCACGGCTCACCCAGGATGGCGCCGACCACCACGGACCGCACGTTATCGGCGCGGACCATGAAGGCCGGGTGATCGATGGTCAGCGGACGACCGACAAACGAGGCCAGCGACTCAGGGGCGAACACCTCAGAGGCGGGGCGGTACTCGGCCACATCTCTGCCATCGCGCTTGTACCACTGGATGCCGGTACGGGCGATGATGGGGGTGTCGATGATGTAGCCCTCCGGGGTCTTGCCGATCTTCATTCAACCTCCACGGGATTCAGGTTCCGCGGGAAGATCGGCTCCGCGTGGCAGCGGCACCGAATCTCCCAGCCGGGATTCGTTGCTCCATTATACGAGAACACCTGCCCGTCACGGGCGCGGTGTGTCGGGCGCACGCGGCTATCGTGCTCAGTAACCCAGCGGTAGGTGATGGAGCCCATGGCCTGATACCGGGCGCGGTTCAGTACCTCCGTGCCCTTGTTGAACTGATCCTCGGCGATCAGCTCGGCGCGATTGTGGGCCATGCCAAGCACGCGGATCAGCCCTTCCTTGATGGCCTCGGGCTGTCCGGCGTACTGGGTCAGAATCTGCGTGGCCCGCTCCGCGTGCCGGTCAGTCAGGGAGGAGATGAGACGCACCTGTTCCGCGATCCAGCGGTCACGCTCTGCCTGCAGCCATCGCTCAACCCGCACACGCTGATTGCCGTCAAGCCCCTTGAAGTCCATGGAGGGGGGCAGGTCAACCCCCGTGCGGGACTTGACCAGCATCCGGAACTGGCGGGCGTTGAAGCGGGACAGGGAGATATGGAACCCCTCCAGCTTGCCACGAACGTTGCCGACCTCTTCCAGATCGATGAATGGCCAGGCCGCCGTGACGGTCTTCTTCAGGGCCTTGGTGTAGTCGACGGCGCTGGGCCACTCGGCGTACTTCTTCCCCTGCTCACGCCGAGACATCGAACCCCTCCGCGCTCAGCAGATTGCGTGCCTGCTCGTTGTCCAGCACCCCGTGTGACAGCAGCCGGTCCAGGGCGGAGGCGATCCGCTCCAGGCGCTGAGCCCGTTCGTGCTGGCTCTCACGGCTCAGGTCCTCGAACTCGGCGGGCTCGCCGGCGAGGAACTCCAGGACGGCAGCTGCCTGGGTCTCCTGGTACTGCCGCACCTGGGCGCGCCAGTTGTGACTTTCGCCGCTGTTGGCACTCAGACCGCCGGAGGTGGCGTCACCAAACAGAATCCGGGCAGGGATACCGGAGGCGGCGCACACGGTCTCACGGGCGGCCTCGATGGTCGACTGAGCGGCCGACATTTGGGCCGTCTGGATGGTGTAGTCCTCGGCCCCGTCGATCACAACCGTGTTACGTACGCCGCGGGCGGCATCCACAAGGGCAATCCGCTGCTCAACCAGCTGGCGACCGTTGGGAGTCTGCAGGTAGCGCGACAGGTCCGGGATCTTGTGGACGGGCTGCTGCGACCGCTCCAGGCCGGCCACAGCCATGTCAACGGCCTTCAGGTACCGCTCAACTGCGGCGCAGACGCCGGCGCGGTCCATCACCCCCTTTACAACCAGGAACTGGCCTTGCTCATAGATGTTGTTGTCAACGGCGATTTCCACCGGGTCACCCTTGTTCTCCCCGACTGTGGCCGACCGGATGACGGAGCAGGTCGAACGGTCCAGCACACGGCCGGATTCCAGCAGGATCGACTCGCCGAGGCGCTCGGCCTTGGCCATGGCTCGGGCCGCGGCCTTGGCGATCTTGGGCTGTTGCTTGTGATCGGTACGCCAGCCGCCGACAGCCGCCCAAGGCAGGATGCCCCAGATGCGGTTCAGGCGCTCCTTGCGATCGCTCCAGTCTAGCGGCAGAAGCCCGGTCTTCGTGAAGACGTCCTCATAGGCGCCGTCTTGGGTGATGGTTGCTTTCGTGTCGGTCACAGGAGCCCCGTCAGTTGGAATGCGGCCGTCTCCGTCAGGCGGTTTAGGGCGCGCGAGATGGCGTCAATTGTATCATCGTGCTTGCCGACAGGAGCTGCGGCAAACTCGTCCAGCACCGGACGGGCCATCTCTGGCGAGCAGACGACGTGGAAGCGCCCATCCTGCACGATGCTGGACAGCGGCCGGGCGCGAGTCATCTTGTCGCCGGTTTCCCGCGACGTATGAACGGCGTACCCGGTCAGGGCGATCGCGTACTGGTCTGCCGCCCGCTTGCCGGCAGCACCCGGGTCGATCGGCAGCGATTGCTCCACCAGCGGGCCATCCATGGCAGCCACACGCTTGATTGTCGCGTCCACCTTGGCTGAGCCCCACTGGCCCCGGGCAACGTCCAGCAGGTACACGCGGCCGGTCTCATCGTGGATACCCACGAGGGCCCCGACCGTGTAGTCTCCTGCCCCCTCCGTGGCAGCTAGGTCCCAGCCCCGACACAGGCGGAGCTGCGGCAGGATCGAGCCCTCCGGCACCACCACGATGTTGGTCGGGTCCAGGTAGCCGCCTGACCGCGGGGCCGGCTGTTGCTGGAGCTGGCTGGCCGACCCGTAGGGGCCAAGCCGCCGCTCCAAGGCCTCCACGGCCGCTGAGTCGAAGCGTTCAGGGAAGAACAGGACACCATCCGGTCCGCCAGTCCGCGGATCGGTGAAGCGCCGGGTGTTGTTCACGAACTTGCTGTCCCACCGCATCGGAATGATCAGCTTCTCGTACGCCGGGTCCGATAGGGCGATCGCAGCTGGGTCCGACTCGTGAATGCGCTGCATGATCATCACGATGGCGGACTTCCGGTCGTTCACACGGGACGGCACGGTCTCATTGAAGATGCGGCCAGCCTCCTCGATGGCGGCGCGAGAGAAGGCGTCTTCCACGGTCATTGGGTCGTCGATGATCACGCGGTCACCCCGCTCGCCGGTCATGTTCCTGAAGGCCATGCACACGCGCTGGCCGTAGGCCGTTGTCTCGAAGTTGATCTTCGAGTTCTGGTCTTTGGTCAACTCCACGTGAGGGAAGAGTGAACGGTACTCGGGCGACTGCACCAGGCGCCGCATCTTGCGGGCGTCACGGGCCGAGAGCTGCGTGTTGTGGGCGACGCCGATGAACTTCAGGTTTGGCCGACCGCAAGCCCACTCCCAGGCCGGCCACATCACACTCACAAGCAGCGACTTCATGGAGCCCGGCGGAACGTTGATGACCAGACGGGTGATTTCGCCGCGTGACACGGCCTCCAGGTGCTCGCACATGGAGTCCAGGGCCCAGCCCCAGGCGATTGGGCGGTCATTCTCCAGCACAGGCCAGAAGACGCCCACGAAGCTCCGCAGAGAGCGTGTGGCGTACTCGCGCAGAAGCTGCGTGGCCAGGACGTCGGCTTTCACAGTACTGGCGCCCGGCCGATGGCGGCCAAGGCCTCCTTGATCTGAGTGGATTCGGTGTTGGACAGGTCCATCTGCTCAGCCTTTGTGGTCGCACCGCCTGTCACGTCCAGCAGGCGCCCCAGGGCCTGCAGCCGGACGGACTCGGATTCAGCCCCCAGCGCCAGCTGATACAGGCCCTGCATGGCACGTGCACGGATGGCGGCCATGTTGGCCTCGGTAACCTCCAGTTGCCTGAGTGACAGCTCGTTCTGGACGTCATCGCGCTCCAGCAGAATCTCGGCCACATGAGCCTCGCGCCCCTTCCACGCGCCCAGGCGACGCAGCGCCTTCCGACCGTTGTAGTCGACCAGGTAGGACTTAACAAAGTCATCCAGGGTCACGGACTGGAAGATGTCGGGCCACGGGTGCTCGCGTAGAGCCGTCTCGTTGATGGGCGGCAGATGGGGCGGTTTCATCGGATTGCAGGGGTTTGGTACCGGTCACGATTCTACCATTCCGCCACACACAGTCGTTGCGGCGGCCGCCCCCCCGCGGTCGCGTTCTACTGGATGTGGGTGCAGCCTGTGGACCAAATTCGGA